GTTGATGATTAGTAGTAAATTCTTTTCTAACCCAACATTTAAAATGCGGTATATTGCTGATTAAGTAAGACATTACTAATTTGCATATACTAAATTATCTGAATGATAATTTAATGTTAGCTCTTCTCCTGTTTTAATTTCTTTTATTGTATAAACATTAAATGTTTTGTAATCATCCCAATCTAATTCTAATGATAATTCACAATTTGGATTATCAGAATGATTTAAAAAACCACCTATAGATGTTCTAATATAACTGCATATTATTGGTACTTTAATATGTGACATACCAATATCAAATTCTTTATTTATATCTTTAATTGCAAATAAACCAAAACCTTCTATTAAACTTTTTTTTACTTCTATACAGTCTGGTAAAGGTTTGTAATAAAATTTATTATAAATAGGATACATTACTTATATCCGCCACCTGCTTTTTTATATGCTTTAGCTAACATTTGTGCTTTACGAGCAGACCATTGACCAGCTCCACCACCTTTACTACCTGCTTTGATGCGATTAAATATTCTCTTACGCATAGTGGGTTTTGTATAATTACCTGCTTTATTTACTGTTGATTTTTTTGTTCTTTTAGCTCTGCTCATGAAAAAATACCTGCTATAACTCCTGATGTAATAAGTAAAACATATAATCCCCAGATCATATTTTCTAGTTTATTAAATCTAGTTTGACCTTGATCTAACCTTTTTTCAATGTTTTCATATCGAATAGTGCACTCTCTTTCATGTGCAGCTATTTTTGCAAATGACTCTCTAGCAGTAGCCATGTTACTTTTTCTTTTTTCTTAAAGTATAAGCTTCGTTTTTTTTAGTTTTAGGATCATCTTTAATATATTGACCTTTACTATTTCTAGCTCTGACTCTTTCATAGCCACTCATAAACCAGTCTTTAACTTTTTTCCACATAATTAACTCCTTTAAAATAACTTGGTAATCCAATCATAGGTCTACCATCAAATTTATTTTCTTTAGCATTTTTACCATTTTTATCATTGTAGTGCAAAAATACTTGCCCACAGTCTTTACCTTTAAATGGTTCTCTCCAATGCTCTAAATCGCAACCACGATACATTAACATATCACCTGCTTCTAATTTAACCTCTATACCATCTTTACCTTCTTCACCTGATGGCTCTAAAAATATAGACCAATCATCACCACCTAAGTGCATAGTGGTAGATATTTCGCAAGAGTATCTATCTTTATGTCTTTTTAACTCGTCATTTTTTTTATAAATTCTTGCGTATGAATAAGTTTCAGTAAGTTTAATTTCTGATTCTTTTTCCATAATAGGTTTAACTTTTTGTAATAAAGTTTCCATAACTATATCTGCGTAATGTGAATAGGTTTCAGGTATTTGTGAATCGTTCCATACTCCAAAGTATTCAGTAAACCCTGAAATATATTTTTCATCAAACAAGTGCCTTGCTACTGTTCTTTTGTTTAAAAAGTATTGATAGCAAAAATCTGCTAGTTCTTTTGATATAGCACCTTTAATTACTTGGTATTTATCTTTTTTAAAACTCATTAAAATCCTGGTGGCTCATCAAACCATGCCATAATTAGTCCACATGATGACAATAAAAGAAATGCACTAATTAAAAAATCAATCATCTAAATGGGTATCCTAAATTCCAACACACTAAAGAGTGTCGTATTCCTTTAGTTACTGGTTTGACTCTATGCCAAACAAAAGAAGGAAAAACTATTACACTACCTTTTTTTCTAATTTCTTCACATATTCTTGGTTGTGAACCTTCGTCTGTGTTTCTAAAATCAAACTCTAAATCACCGCCTTCGTATTCTTTAGGGTTGGTTAGTGATACAGTCATACTAAGTTTTCTTAATTTGCCATGGGTGTTTGCATTTTCAGGATTATTGTAAGGTTCTTCGTATGAGTCGCAATGCCAATCATAAAACTGACTTTTTTTATATTCAGTAAATTGACAAGACTCTGACCAATCCCACTCAAAATTCCAACTAGCGTTTGCGTTGGCTTGATGTATGTAAGGTTGTATTTCTTTGTATATCCATTGATCGTTCATCCAAACAATATCTGACTTGCGTTTTTTTTGGATGTTTTTAAGTTCTAGTTTGGTAAGTTTTTTGTCACTATTTCCAGCATTACCTGTAAGAGCCATTTGTTTGTTTTGCTCTTTGCCATAACGAACTATATCATCACAAATTCTTTCTGGAATTGCTGATTGAAAAAACCAATAATAATATTTTAAATTCACAAGTCACTACACATTTGAATAATTATTTATCTATACCCATTCATCAGCTTTAATTTGTCTATATACAGTTCTTAAATCCCAACAACTTGAAGCAATAGCTAAAGCAGCTTCTTTTACAATAACAACTCCTGAACCACCTGCTCCGCTAGTTGGTCCACCAGCTCCACCACCACCGCCACCAGTATTTGTTGTTCCTGCCTGTCCAGAATTATTTACGCTGAAATCTGCTCCGCCATCACCACCGCCTCCTGTGCCACCATCTCCCGATGCGTGTTGCGGTGCATTAGGTGCAAAATAATATCCTGAACCTCCGCCTCCTCCAGCGTAGGTTACATCTGAACCACTTATGGTTGAAGGAGAGCCATTGCCTCCTCCTCCGCCCGAAACAGTGGGAGATGGAGTAACTCCTGTTCCTACAGCACCAGCACCACCGCCTCCGCCACCAACCCCAAAATTTGTAAAATCACCCAAACCTTTACCACCATCATTACCTTGAGATGGAGAAACTGGGGGTGTGTTGCCCGAACCTTTGTTGTCTCTGCTGTTAGAAGCTCCACCGCCTCCGCCTGAACCACCATCACCGCCTGTATTTCCTGTGCCTGGTGTGGATGGAGAATTGTTTTGTCCACCGAAACCGCCACCAGCAGATGTAATAGGAGTTGGTGTACCTAACACTGAATTGCTACCTGCGTTGCCATTACCAGCATCAGTTACTCCTGCACCACCACCACCTACTGTTATTGGGTAGGGTGAATTACCCGAAACTGGATTGCCTGTGCCTGTTCTTAAGCCACCAGCTCCACCTCCTCCTCCACCGCCATTTCCCACTCGACCGCCAGAACCACCTCCTGCGACTACTAAAAATTCTATTTCAGAAGTTAGGGGTTGTGTGGTTAAAGTTCCACTTGAGTTAAAAGTAGTTATTTGTTGTGCTTGACTTTGTACTGTCTGTGCTGCTCCGATTAATTTTGGCATATTACACCCATGTTCCTGCTTTTACATTTTCGTAAACTGCATCCATGCTCCACATACCACTTGCTAAATTAGGTCCTGCATCTTCTTTAATAATAACGACACCAGAGCCACCAGCTTTACCAGGATTACTATTACCTGCTCCACCACCGCCTCCGCCAGTATTGGCAGTTCCTGTTGCTGCTGCACCACCATCACCACCACCTTTTCCGCCACCACCAGAGCCACCAGCACCTTCAGTCTGACTAACATCGCCACCACCTCCGCCTCCGCCACCTCTTGTGACAGAAGAACCTGTGATTGAAGAAGCTGTACCAGCACCACCATCACCGCCATCATAATAATCGCCACCACCGCCAACATTTTGATTATCTTGACCTACAGCACCAGCTCCACCGCCTCCGCCTCCGCCACCAAGGGCGTTAGCTCCACCGCCTCCACGATTTCCGCCAGTATTACCTTGTGATGGACTTACAGGGGGTGTATTTCCAGCAGCACCACCTGCATCGTTTGCAGTACTACTCCTACCACCAACACCTCCACCTGAACCACCAGCAACAGCAGAGTCACTATTAAAGCCACCTCCACCTCCGCCTCCTGCAGAAGTTATTGTAGAAAAAACTGAATTTGAACCACTATTACCTTCTCCTTGTGGACCGCCACCAGCAGCACCACCACCACCTACAGTTATTGGATAGCCTGTAGAAGCATCAACAGAAAAACCAGTAGCAGTTCTATATCCACCTGCTCCGCCACCACCACCAACTGTAGAGCCTCCACCTGCACCACCTGCAATGACTAAGTATTCAACTGTGGTTGCATAAGAAGTAGTAGTTAAAGTTCCGCTAGAGTTAAAAGTTGTTACAACTGCTGGTTGTTCAACTGGTGGGTTGTCTACGCCTATAATTCCACCATTAAGGTCAGCCATGTTTAGACCTCATTCCATTGAGTATTAGTAGCATCCCATTCGTAGTTGGTTATAGTTTCTCCATTATCACCTGTATAGGTTTTACCTAACCATTTTTGATTATCTTCATCCCAAGATATTAAGACAGTATTAGAGCTAATTTCAGTTACAGTAGGATAAGTTACAGGTGCTTGCCAGTCATCATTGCTATCTAAAGACCAAGATGTATATGGTTTTGGTGATATAAATTTGTTTTTACTAGCATCATAAGTACATCCTATGCCTGCGTATTGTTTTCTAAAGTTATTATTGTATGAGGTTTG